TTTGCTGGTAGTCCAGACAAGATCAACGTAGGAATGAAATAATCATGCCAATCAGTTCAACCACAACAGTTGTTGCTGTTGGATCCACACAGTGGAGCACCATTGGTGGATCAGCAACACAAAACAACGTGGTAGTGGCCACACAAAACATTACCAACCTTTTGGTTGACAATGGCGGTCAAGCCGCAATCCATGTAGCATTCCGCACTGGCAGCAACGCAAGTGCATTGCCTTCAGTCACAGCAACATCAACCAGTCTGGTTGTTCCTGCCAACAGTTCAAGAATCATTGCTGGTGGCAAACCCAACACAGGCAATGGTGTGTATGCCAACGTAAGCATTTCAAGTCCATATGGCAACAGCAATTACTTTCTAACGCCAGTGGCATAAGGATAACAAAATGATAGATACCAAAAACCCACACAGCGTGACCAATGTCAATGCCAAGCAAGGCCCAAGAACAGGCAATGCAAGTGCTCACGCAGGCAAGCGCCGAGACTTCCAGGACGCCAAGGCTGCTCGTGCTCCAATCGCAGATGAAATTGCATCAGCATACGGCGCAAGAGCACAACGTGATTATGTTGATGCCAAAATGGAAGGCATCAGCCCTGTGACTGCCAAGAAGTTTAAGAAATAATCTCGCAGACGATCTCGCAAAAGGTTTAGGAGTTGTCCTCAACAACTCCTGTTCATTTGAATAACATTGAAAGGAAAATGAAATGGTTACCAAGAAGAAAGCCACCCCAGCCGTGGCAGAAGCAAATCCAGTATGGGATATCGAAGTCCCAGAAGCAGTGGAACCCGTCCAGGTTGAACCACAAGCTACATACACTCCCCCTGTTGCAATCGCAAAACCAGATGTAGGTTATGACCTTGAAGGGCTCATGACCGACTTCCCCACAGCAACTGAACTACAGAAGTTTGTGTATGATCAAACAGGCATTGTGCTGAACCTTAAAGGTCGTGCCAACAAACTGAAATATCAAGTGGCCATGGACACCTTGAATGGTAACATTCCAGAAACAGCGTTCATTGGCACAGAAAACCCATACCTAGACAAGAACGAATTGATCCCACAAGATCCACTACGTGAACTACCTCCACGTGACGCAGACATTGATGCCGCTGGATCAGAAGTCACACGCTTTGCTACCAAACTGTTTCCACATCCGGATCCAGCCTGGAGAGCACAAGATCAAAAGTGTCATGTGATATTTCGCAAATACACATCAGGCATGATCACATATGAGATCATTGGTCCTATCGCTCGCAAGGCCTTTGGCACCAAGATCAACAAGTTTGGTCAGCAACAACCTGAACGCATTGGTTGGGTTGATCCACGCACAGGTGAACAGATTGTTCGACGTAGTGATGGTTCAATCACTCCCATAGGCACACGACTACGTGGCTTTATGAAACGCCAAGAAGTTAACAAAAGCAACCAATGGGACGTTTGGATTGATCGTGAGTTTGTCATGTCCGATGGTGCTATCAATGACAACCCTTGGAGCACATGATGGAGCGCCAGATCCTGGCTGCACGTCAAACTGAAGATGTCAAAATACTTCAAAAGGTCAATGCGGCCCATCGTGATGCATTTGCCAACAAGTATCCTGGTCAAGTGGAACATTGCCTGCGCCTGACCATGGAACGCTTGCAAGCAGGTCTAGACAAGCGTGATGGTTGTGATGTATCAAATCCAGAAACCTGGCGCATGAGCACACAAGAGATTCATGACCTTGCACACACAGCACACCTATTAGACTCTATCCGTAGAGGTTTCTAATGCTGGACCCAAACCTGCTCATGCGACGGGCTGTTAGGTATTGCTGTGAATCAAATGGCCTGGCGCTGGATACCTTGTGGCAAATGCCCACGGTGCAACGTCAGGCTTTTGAAGAACTGGTTATTTCAGTGCGGGATGACATGGAGTTCAACCAACTCAAATACTTCCGTCCATTTGAACATCAGCGACGTTTCTTTGCCACAGGTGGTTCAGAGCGTAGAGGCATTCTTGCAGCCAACCGTATTGGTAAAACAGTAAGCACCTGCTATGAAGTTGCCATGCATCTCACAGGATATTATCCTGCGTGGTGGACTGGCCGACGCTGGGACAAACCTGTCACTGTGATGGTTGCTGGTGAAGGTTGGGGACAGGTGGCCATGGTGTTACAAAATGAACTCTTGGGCACACAGGATGTGAAAATACGTGATGCACTGGGCACAGGCGCCATTCCACGTTCAGCAATCATAACTGAAACCATGCGTGGTGATGGTGCCAACTGTATTGGCGTTGAGATACGTCACACATCAGGCACCAATAGTTATTTGTTGTTTGCCAACTACACACAAGAAGTGCGACAGATGCAGGGTTTCAAACTCAACATTGCTGTGTTTGATGAGCAACCACCAGATGACTTCTTTTCAGAGATTGTGACTCGAACAGCAACCACACAAGGTCAAGTGCTGTGCTCATTCACACCACTAAAAGGTCTAAACGGCCTGGTATCAAAGTTCTGGCATCAAGAAGAAGGCTATGAACATATTAGAGTAAGTTGGGATGACGTGCCAGAGTATGACCCCTGGGGCGAACCATTCCTATTAAATGCAACAAGGAGACAACTTGAACGTGATTATCTTCCTCATGAGCGTGACGCACGCCGTAATGGTGTTCCTGTCATGGGCAAAGGTGCTGTCTTTCAAATCAGGAACTGGCCCACTTACAAAACTGGAGACTTTGATTTTAGAAACACTAGCGGTATCCATCGTGTTATTGCCCTGGACCTTGGTCTGGTCAACGATAAGACTGTTATATCCTTGATGTATTATCATCCGCATGAACAAGAAGCATGGCTGCACACACAGATAGTTGTGAAAGGCACAGAAGAAGCAAATCCGCAACACTATATCCAACACCTCATGCGCCCAGAGGTGTTTGGCACTCCAATTGTGTTGCCACCAGACGCAGGAACGCCTGGACGATATACCATGAGCGCACTCTCTATCCGACAACTGTTTGAAAGTTATGAACTAAACGTGTTTCCAGAACCTGTGCATAATCCTCCAGACGATCAAGGACGCACAACCAACCATAAATCATTTGGTATCAACACCATGCGACAGATGTTGGAACTGGGCACATTACATGTGAATGAAAACTGTGTGGAGTTCTTGCGTGAAGCACAAAACTACTATGCAGATGAAAAAGGTCGCTTTTCAGATCCAGATGACTGCATTGATTCAGCCCGCTATGCACTACTAGCCTGCCTCAATGGTTGGTCAGAACCCTGGGATGGTCGCAGTCCACAACAGCGTTTCCGCGATATCAAACATCAATACCGTGTGGCTCAGGCACAAGACGAATCCGCACGACCCAGTTGGAAAAAGACATATTCACCAGGTGAATAGGCTGGGTTTAGTTACACATAAATAAAACATTACATATGGAAAATCCTCATGCTTGATCTTAAAAACGTAGTCATCAGCAATCTAAATGGTCACACCGGGATGATGGCCCGCTTTGTGAAGATGAAGAGTTTGCTGGATGCCAAATGTGCCGCAAACCTACGCTTGCTGGCCACCAAGAACAACATCAATCGTGCAAGTGACTATCACTACTTGAACCTTGCAGTAACACAGTCAACAGAACCTGTCAACGGCATGGACTATATTCACCCTGTGGTAAAACCCATGGTTGATTATGCCACTTCAGTTATCATCAAAGGCCTTGCACAAAACGGCGAGATCAACTTTGAGTTTGTGGCCGACAATGAAGCAGATGAAGCGGCTGCACGTCAAGCCACTAGCATGGTTCATAAACTGATCAATCAAAACAATGATCCACACTTTATCCTGCACCACTGGATTCAAGATGCTTGCTTGCACAAGAATGGTGAGATGATGATCAGTCCCATGCGTGAAAACTTTGTGCGTTATGTGAACACACAAGGCACTAAAGATCAACTTCGAGCATTTGAGAAACAGGAGATCGGAAGAGCGTTCGTGT